GGATTTAAGGGTGTACATTCTCGTGGTAGCTGAGGACACAATAGCTTCCGTTACCGCTTCCGATCCCACCTGTACAACATACTGATCGTCAGACCCGTCTCCACCTTCAATTTTGTGTACACCGCCATTTTCGTTTATGGCGTATACCCCGCGATCAGATCCCTTGCCTGCTACAGCGAGGTGTGTAAATTCCCAAGATGGAACATTGATAGAATCTATTGACTCCCAGTTTTTGTTGATAAAATTGTATATGAGGAGTTTGTTGTTCGTCTGGCTAGGTCCAGTAGGTACAGCAATAAAATATCTGTTATCGAAATAAACAGCCGTCGCTTTATCCATATACGCTTTATTGAGGTCGGCAATGGTGGCCTCAATGGTGGCGGACAAAGGCAAGTCGCGACCCCGCAAATTGTAGAGGTCTTGGAAGTCCACGCCGTACACGCCATTATCAGAAAGGAAGAGGAGGTTGTTTGCCACTTGGACAATGCTCTTCCGCGCAACGCATCCCACCTCATTGGTGATCAATGTGCTGACAGAGTTTTTCAAGTTTAGGCTATTGCTAACCAAGTGAATGCTATTGCGATTGAATACAACTAGCTTATCTTCCGAGAAGGAATGCAATCCAACCAAGTAGTCTGAAGTGCCAGCATTAAACCTAAATTGACCATAGATGTAGTCATAGGTATCGCTATCCAATATCTGAGAAAATATAATTTCGTCTTGTATGTTCCTGCTAGTAATCGTGGTGCCATTTGAGTCTTCACTCATCTCATACTTGTATGGCACCACAATGCGTCTTTGGTGGTATTCGCCAAATGGCGGAGCAGGCATATGCGTAAAGCCGCTTCCCTCGGACGGCACCTCGCTAAATATAGGAGTGGCTGTTAGGCTTTCTCCATCCGTGACATGAACTACATTGCCATCGGCATCCGTTTCTCTTCCATTTTCTGGAATAATAAATGTAAATCCGTCAGCGATTCCTGCGGTAACGCCCGATACGGACGGACTAGCGGAGAAATTTCCATCAACGTAAATGGTAAATTCAGTGGTTGATCCTACAGCCGCGACTACCCGCTTACCATTTATACCAGTATCCGGGCTAGCAAATCCCGCAATATTGATAGGTTCGCCCACCTTAAAACCATGGGCGGAAGCCGTGGTAATGACTATTCTATCTAGTCCATCATAATCTCCTCCGGTTATTGATGTGCTGGCGGCACTTGATACATTAACAGTGCCATTGGCGTAATACACATCTTTTACATCAAACTCGAACCCGCTCGCCAATCCTGATGTTTGAGCGTCCTCTGTTTTGCTAACCAAAAATATTTTACTACCAACGGACACACTGCTGCTTACTGCAACAGTGCCAATATTGCCCGTTATCTTAAATTCTCCAGCCGATGTAGCAATATGGGCAGGCTGGGTATAATCGCCATTTGCCACTAAAGTGAATGCTGGTGTACCCGTAAGGGTTCCATCCCATTCCATTGCCACTTGCCCATCGCGGAAGATGAACACCTTATTAAACGCTTGAAGGGCTTTACCACCAACGGCCTTTTGCCCGGTCGGATAGTCGATGAGCGTAGCAGCATTGGTTGCTGTATTTACAACAGATGCTCTACTTGTTCCTACGCAAAATACATAGCTTTCGCTGTCATTATTAGGATCGCTGTAAGCAATGGCATCCTCAACGATGCTGATAGCCGTATCATCAAGCTGTGGATTTTCCACAGTACCTTGTGTAGTGATGTTGGTTAAGCCAGATATGATCACCTCAATCTGGTCATTGGCAGGAGCGGCAGTGATGATTTGGTTGCCATCTATGGGTACGTCGCCTTCCCATCCATCAAAATAAAATACATATCCCACCCAATCGGCAGCAGTCACTCCAGCATATGGAAAAACGTCACCAGTAAAAGTGATGGTCAATGTGCCGCTAGGAACATCTAAAGCGGTGGATAATATGGTACCAACCAAATTTGTGTCGTGCAAGCGCAGAGCGCCCACCCGCAATGGAGCAGCCGGAAATGGAGCTGCCAGAAAAGACATAGGCTTTCTTGTTTGCCATTCTCCATTGATACCAAGGCGTCCATTGCTGGATGATGTAAGCAAACCCGGAGCAAGCTGGTCTGGGCGCAAACGGTTATTGAACCCGATAAATCCAGTATCGAGTTCTTCCACCATCCGGTCATCGTTCTGACCATAACTGTCGTATCTAGCCATTAGCAGTTCCAAGCCCTGCGACTCCAATAGTTCGCAGATAGTTTATTCCTCTTGCCTTTTATTCCGCCTGACCTCGCGCAATAGGACTTCTTCCTAGCCGGGTTACTCTTCTTGATGCTCATATTGGCATCGCCAAAACGCACTATCTTTTCCTTGCCGCCCTGACAAGCCTTCACAACAAACTTCTTGCCCCCAGACACTTGTCTCCGGGGCTTGTTGCATTGCATGTTTTTCTTATTTATTGCCACGTCTTACACTATTTCTTTCCTTTGCGACCCTTACCGTAGCCACCACATGATTTGCGTTTTCCGTACATATTTATACTTTCTATTTAACTTGTGAGCTTCCAAAATAAAAACCTAGCAGGGCGAGCATTCCCTGCCTCACTTCAGGCAACAATACAAACCCTTCTAAATGTTTCCACTTGTCTGCTCCTATTCCTAAAAATTTAAACATACCCGATTTCTCTGACTCGACAGTTACTGGTATGTCGAAGAAAGCCATAACGAAGGGAGCAAATACCACTGAGAAAAGAATGCAAATTGCAATGAAACGTCTAATCCATGCTCCGCTTTCTCCGCTTCTTTGTGCTGCTTTATCTGCTGAATCATCTGCTACTCCTTGTCTCTTAATCATGGACTGAATGGCATTTGCTTGGATGTTCATTTGGGCTGAGATGAGTTTCATTACAAATCCCGTGACACCACCTCCAAGCATTGCCACTAGCTCGCCGTTCATTTCTTCTTTATATCCTTTATGATTTTTACAATAGAAAGACCCATAAACACTATAGTGAACACAGATGCTATCACAGATAACACTTGATTTGTTCCTGCTAGAGCCAAGCCAGTGCCTGATCCTAGAACTCCTATAGCTGATCTTTCTACCACTTCCTTCACTGATCGTATTTTAAAGCGTACTCCTTCATCTTGCTAATTGAAAGCTTCCTACATTCTAGCTGCCTCAAGAGTTCGTTCCTGTCTTTGATGTTAAAACATTGTTCGTTAAAAAAAATATAATCCCTAAATGTTTCGTACTCCCATCCCTTTTCTAAACACATAGATTGCAAAACCTGTTTGTAATCCGTTATGTCAAGGTATCTGTCACCCTTGCAAGAACCTATGGTGGACAATTTCCTCATGATCGGACAATGATTAGACGCCCTCGCTCGTCTCTATATGTTTTTATGGTGATGTCGCGTTCAGGTATTTCTGGCCTAATTTCACTTACTGCATTACTCCTAACCGCTGCTCCCTTTAGACTGCTTGGTGCTGCTGGAGGGAAAGTGCCAATGCTTACTATGTTAGTAAAACCACTCTCGCCAAATTGATTCCACGCTCTCACTTTATATGACAGAGTTACGCCGATAGGGATGACGCCATCAACAAAAGCAGCATCGTTTGCATTTGTGGCTCCTATCAATAGCCATTCTCCGCTGTTCTGCTGTCTCCAAATCTCAAAGCCATCCTCGTTGTCCGAGTTGTCCTGCCATTCCAAACGCAGGTCTGCTGCGTTTAGAACGGTACCAAGAAATACTAACGACAGGAGTAAGATTTTCATATTATGCAGTTGAATGTTAATCCGTATCAAATTCATCTCCAATGAAGAAATCCCAGTATATTGGACGTGTTCCGTTTCCGTAGCCTAGCCTCAGTTTGATCTTATCTGCGCTAGTGTTATCAGTCGAGCAACTTATGACACATTCACTAGTGCTATCCGTTGTAGGTCTAGTGCTTGACTGACTAACCCACAACTCACTGGTTCCGTTTTTAACGAAATGAAACCAAGCATAATGGCTATTAGCAAATATAGATTGTGCCAAAGATGCGACTGTAGTAGCACCATCCAAGTGATAAGTGCCAGACCCGTATGGAGGTTCTTGCCCCCAGAATTCTGCCTTAATAAATTCAGCACTCGATGAATCTAAAACTTCAATAAAGGGACACCACTGAGCCTTGCTAGGAGTGCCACCAATATTATCTATGAGTGCTTTAACCCAAAACTCATCCTGCATAGCCGCAGGAACATCGAATGTCACATAATCATCTGAGTTGACGGCAGAAAGCAATCCACCGGAAACTGTGTAGCTATTTCCACCATCGCTAGTAAATGTCCAATCAGACGGCAACAAATTGTCATCAAAATTCTCGTCTATTAAATAAGGACCAGCAGACCTTAACGCCACTGCGATCATAGCGTTGCCAGTTGTTGTACTAGGCGTAACGGTTCTGGTTTTAGATCCAGTAGTAGCTTCTAGTTTTTCATTTATAGAAACAGATGCGTTGGTACCCGGATATGCAGTATCAACCAACTCTGTACCATCGGTCCAAGTATGTGTTACAACATTCGTGGTGCCGCTGATGGTCGTAATCATCGTGTCTGCGGTTGTTGTCGTAACATTGACAGGCCACGGCGTACCATAAGGCATTGCTGATGACCCGTAGGCATCAACTGGAGAGCCACTTGTCACGCAACCAGAATAAGCTCCGACCCAGATATAGTAAACTTGAGTGCTAGGAAAGAATGCAGACCACGTTTCCGTTGTGGCTGACGCCGATGAAGAAGCACGTTTCCAGAAAGCCGCTACAGTTGATTGGCTTGTGGTTGATCCATCTTGTTCGGCTATTTTTGTCCAACCAGTTGGAGGAGAAGGTGCTGGATCGCTTGCAGAGTTACTTGCGCAAAGCAGCAATAGAATGTCATTAGCAGAAACCGCTGGTATGTTGACATCAATATCAAATGGTGTAGAAGAATACTGAACACCCGTCGTTACGGCAGAATCCTCAAGTGTGATGCCCGTAGGAGGAGGGGCCGCAGCAGCAGGCTTTAAACTGGACTTCCAACGCAGCATTACAGCAATTCAAACTCGCTCTGGAACGTAACAGTAAGATCGCCAGCTTCCACTTTAGCTAACGCATTAGACTCTGCATCAAAACAGTTTTTGATATGGGTGCCAACCAAAGCAACCATCTCGTTCCACTCTTCTAAAGAGTTTTGACGAAAGACTTTATGCCATTCCTCAACAGTAATTTCTATTTCGTTGTTATCTTCGTCAACGTCAGGATAGGTTACTTGCACCTTCTTCTCCATTTTCCAATTAGCGTAACCAGTTGAAGATGGATCTGCATTTAGCATAGTCAGGACAGAAGTCATCTTCTGCTGGCTGTTGCTATCTGTAGCTATACGCCACAAGTCAAAATTGCTATCCAACCACTCAACGCCACCTTGCTC